GAACCGGAAGTAAAGCAACCATTATCTCCTCTAAAAACGACTGCATCAATGAAATAAGGATATCCGTTTTCTCCTTTAAATATACGACTATCTCGATTGTTCTGTCGTAAAGGATCTGCAACCGTTCCCCATTCATAATCTTCACCCGTAAGGGGAACAATAGTCTTGAATAAAGCAAGCTTCTTGAATAAATTCACAGCATAAGGCGCAGATGTTCCGCTGTGTCCTTCTCCTCCGAAAACATCCAATAATTTTAACACATGATTACAAATCGCTTCCTGCATTTCATCATTATATTTTCCTTTTTCATCAATCCAACCTGCTGCCTTGTATTCCTTCATTGCATGTTTTTGATAATTATTCATTTTTATTCGTCCTCTATTATGATCAAGCGATCAGATTTTTTATTTTTTGTTGCAACAACAACTATACCATCATCTCCAAATGATGTTGCAAAGCAGTATTGTTTTCCGCGTTTTGTTTCACTAATCTTTCCTTGTTTGATAACAGCTTTGCAGTATTCAATTGCTTTAAGTATAGTGATATTTGTACGATTGTCAATAATTAATTTCATTCAGAAACATCCATTGAAAGAGAAATAATCATTCCTACCAATACCCACCATGACAAATTATAATGAATAATTAAGAAGATTGAAAATAAAATAACCATTATCTTAAAAGAAAAGCAACTAATGCTATTGAGCCAAAGATAAATAACCATATTCCTCCAATATTAACAAGCAATATTGAAAAAATCATTACAAAAATATACACAGATCCTAGTAATAATGGAATACCGAAAATAAGAAGTATTAAACCAAGAAACATTTTAACAAAATCACCCATCTTATCTCCTGCAATTTAAGATATCATTAGTATATAGAAGTAAAATAAAAAGTCAAGATTTATTTTTTATAAATACAAATATAGGAAATAAATTCAAAAATGAAAGGATGAAAGAAATGACTAAAATACCTGATATATATGTGATACAACATCCATCCCGTAAAGGCGTTCCGCTTGATATAACGGATGCTGCGAAATTCGGTAAATTACAAGAGCCTATTTTTTCTTCACGTTATAATACTCTTTTAGACACAACTGATGCTGTGGGAAAAATGGAGCAAGGTTTACTTCATTATACATCAGAAGATTTCATTATAGCTATCGGAGACCCAATATTGATTGGAATGGCAATGGCTATTGGAGCTCGAAATGCGGCAGGAATTGTAAGAATGTTGAAATGGAACAGATTATTGAATACAAATGGAACTCGTAATCATTCTGTCGGTAACTATATTCCAGTCAATGTAGAAATGGACATTCAATAATGCAAGCAAAATTAATTGCTGCGGCAGGAATAGCAATTATTATGCTAGGGCTTGTATCTGGTTTATTTTATTATAAAGCAAAAGCAGCCGATGCTCAAGCGAAAATAAATACTTTATCAGCTAAAGTGGAAGTATTGAAAAGTGAATCTGTTGCACTTAAAAGTCATATTGCCAAGGTCAGCAAAAAGGTTGATGAATATGTCAGCGCATTATCAGACATGGCAACCGATAACACGAAACTGAATCAGAAACTGCAGACTATGCAGTCCAAGATGGCAAAACATAATCTACTGAAGCTTCGCAATTCAGCCCATTCAGAATTAGTATTAAAGACAATCAATAAATCAGTAGCAAGAATGAATAGAGAGTGGATGCAATAAAATTCGATCATAAAAATGCAGAATGGGAATGGGATAATAGATTACCGGATGACGATCCTGAACAAATAGCTTATTGCAAAAAGTCTTGTCCATTCTACAAACCATATAAGCATCCTTTTTATCATTATACGATTTGGTGCTCACATCTCATACATAAATTATACTACCACGATGGTATAATGGCGCTATGTCAAGTTGATTTACAAAAAGAAGATAAAAATAGAAAAGAAATAGAACAATCTATGCGCGCAGAGCGAAGATTGAAATTATACAATAACAGGAATCATTTATGAAATATCTAAAGAAGTTTTGTAAAGAATTAGTATATGAATTTGAAGTAAAAACAACTTGGAAAGGAGTAGTATTTTTATTTTTTTGGTTTCTATTAACAGTAGGATTTATGTTATTAGTAGGTTGTTCTCAACTTCCCTTGCACATCGCAACGGATTCTAAAGCACTTAAAACTCCGACAATTCAATGGCAAGCTCCTCCAAAGCAAATTTTGGCATCAGTTAAATGGAATTTTCCGCGTTTAGCTAATAAAGTCGTAGTGAAAAATTCAACTAAATGTCTCAAATTAGGTAAAAGAGGGATTTTATACAATCCTGAGGATTTAGCAATAAAATGTTCTACTCCAGCTATTGATAATGGAAGTAATTTATATATTGGTTTGACTGAATCAAATTATCGCAATCTTGTAAATAATTATAATATTTTAATTATGAGAGAAAAACGATGGACAAACCTTTTAAAACAAATAAATAAACAACTTAAAGTAGATGAAATAAGCAATAAAACAAATAAAATATCAAACCGTTGAATTATTAGGTAGATCTGGATAAGCTCCCCAACAAGGTTTACTTTTCATTTTATATTCTGGACATTGATAAATAACCATACTATCAATTGAATAAATTAATTTTCCTTTTGAATACCATTCTCTTTTCCTAGTAGATCGATTATCATACAATCCTTCTAATTTAAGTTTCATGTTACATAAGATGGAACTGAAAATCCAAGATTCAATGGTGTATTCAAGCTAGCATATCCTAGATCGTTTATTCCTGAACCATATAACCATTGGCCGATAGATTGTTTAGATGGAGGAGGAGAAGAAACTAAATCTTCAACCATCAATTTAATAGTTTGCGATTTAACAATAGATGTCATAGAAGGAATTAGAGAAGTAGTTATATTTGTTTTTTCAATTGCTGCAGATCCTGTAATTGTTGATATTGAAGCCGTTAATGCTGCAAATGATGTTCCATCATAATCACTAAATGCACTTACAGCCGAAGTTTTTATAGCAGGTGTTTCTCCATTCATGTTATATACGGTTGTAGCTTTAAGATTCGACTCTAATGAAAAATCCGTTCCATATAAAACATTCATCATTTTATATCCATAAGCAACCGCAAATAAATCATGAATTTCAATTGATCTGGAAGAAGCAAGATAAGCTATAATCGCATCATTTATTAATTGATATTGAGGTTGATAAGTTGCTACTTCTTGTCCAGAAATAATATTTGAATTTGTTGATATGTAGCTATTGTTTTCCTTATCGGTTAATGCCGCATATAATGCAGAATCATAATTTTGTATTGATACATCTATTACGCTATTAGCATGAACAGTCATCTATATTTACTCCTTTAATTAGATATTGAATCAGAACTTCCGGTGATAGATGTATAAGGCCCACAATTCGTTCCTGTATCACCAATTCTATGAACGGGTTTATTTTCCATTAAAACAGATGGACTTCCGGTGAGTGCTACAGTTGGATGTCCACACGATGCCATCCCTATTGTTGAAATAATGGTGGTCGTTAATTCATTTGTTTTTACAGTCTCCGCACCGGTGACAAATACTGTTGTATATTGAACAGGAGATTGGTGACATGGACAAATACCAATTCCAATGTCACCGACTCGTGAATGTCTAGGCATTCTAATTAATAGATTTTTTGATGAGATTACGTTTTGCTACTATCATTATATGCCCTTTATTTTTTGGAAATATGGCAGAGGTCCTCGGAGAATGGTTATGAATCTTTTTTTCAGCATCATATGAATAAACCCCATTCCGATCTGTATATTGAACCTTCTTAAATTCTTGTTCTGTATAAGGAACTAAACATTTTATATAACCCGGATTCAATCCTTCTACTCCAAGATCATATGCCCGTCTTCCATCTTTTAGATATAATTGATTTTCATTCATCTGTTTCTCCTTTCCAAACGTTAATCATCGGCGCACCAACTCCAAACATTTCTTCGTATTCATCAGGTTGATTTTTTCGCCAACATTTTTTAAAAAATTTTTTTATTCTATCAAACAAATCTACAAACATATTTACTTTACCACTTCTTCATAATTTTTAAAACAAATTTTCCATAATACATGAATAATGTTAGAGAAGTCTTCAGCATCAGTATAACATATATTATGTTCAATTCCTTCGGTTAAAAATGCACATAATTTTTCATAATCAGAACGTAATGCTTCAACATCTTTCAAAGGTATCATTACAAATCGTTCAGTCATCTTCTTTCTCCTTTCTAATATAGCTTAGAACACCGTACAATCGATTGTAAGCCATTTTTATTTAAAATATATACTAGGATAGTCCCATAATCATTTTTTCTATATTTAAAATAGTTTTTAGAGAATCTGCCTCCTGCTTATCGTCTCTCAATTTTTTAAATCTTGGATGGAGCAATGAGTAATTTCCTTCTGAATCATGAGATACACCTGAACATGTAACCTCAACGATTGTATTTATATATTTATCCTTATTGTTCCATATCTCATCTCGCATTTCATCCGTGAACGCGGCAGGATCTGTTTTTAATTTCCCATCGGAAGACTCACATTTCAATGAACCTAGTGTATTCTCAAATCGTGTAACTTCCTTTCCTCGATTGAATCCGATAATTTCCAAATCACAATCAAATTCCAATTTCATCTTGATCTGCCAGTTAGGCTTTCCATTTTTCCAAAAACCGTCTCCTCCTTTTAATATCGTTCCTTCTTCACCTTTTTTAAGATGTTCCTGAAAATCTTCAATGGCTTCTTCATAAGTTGCAATCTGTTTCGATTCTACTAAATTGATAGAATTATATCCGTTTTCAATCAATTTATCATACATCATATTAAGATCCACAAGACGAATGTTGTAACAATGATCATATACACCATCATAATAACTATCCAGTGGAATCATGTCCCATGCTGTATAACGGATTGAATTTAGAGCATGTGCAAAGGAACCATGTTTCTTCTCAAATGCTGTCAGTTCCTTTCCAATATCTTTACCATTCGCTTTCTTCTTACCAATCGAAACAATACTGGCAATCATCCCATTTGAAGTATAACGATTAACGCCGGGAATGGTTAGTTCGCCATTGAAGACGTACCCCTTTGCTGCTGATGGAATATTATCAAATATTCCAAAAAGAAATGTTTCTTCCCCTTGCCTCGATTCGAGTCTTACTTCTCCTTCTTCATCTACAAGCAAGTTGGCATAACGCCCATCCATTTTTGTCTGTGAAAAACAATGATAATTTGTGTTGAATAATTTCTTAGCTTTTTTCGCGTCGAATGTGATCGCTCCCATATAAGGAGTTACTTCAATAAGTTTGGGCCACACTTTGTTGATTGTTTTTGCATTGCAGCCAATACGCAGATCCTTTCGAATAATACGTTTGATAACTTCAGCATCATTCTCATCAACAGATTCAAGTAATAGAGTTAATAAACTAATTGCATTAAATCCTGTCACTCGTCGGAAATAAAGAGCATCTAATTGCTTTAATTCATATTGAAGATTATAATCGTAACCATCATAAGAAGATTCATCATAACTTGGAATTTGTTTAATGTAGAACTTAATTCGTGGACTCAAAGCCCTATAAACAACATCCTTCAAAAGTTCATTATCCTTATTCTTCTTAAGTATGGCCAACTTTTCTGTTGATTTGGCAGTTGCCGCTATCTCATTTAAAATGTTCAGAATCATTTCTTTCTCCTAATTAATTTTTTCAAGTAAGAATATAGCTGAAATTAAGAATCCATAGACCATAGGATATATCTTGTACTTTTTTTGCATCATGTTTACCACGTCAACGACAACGTGACAAACTATCATGAAAATTAATATCGCCTCTACCGCAAGTAATAAATATGAATACATGTAAACTCCTTTGACATATTTTCTGCATCAGATTATAAAGAAATCAAATTAAAAAGTCAAGAGAATTTATTTATCAAGCGTATCATAAATGGAAACCATTTTATACCCTTCCGGAAATTCAAAACATTTTAGTTTACCATCTCCGCTAAAAGAAGCCGCTATATCCATCAATTTAAATTTTTCATCATGAGAAAGTATAACGCCACCCAGTTTTCCATTTTTTAATTTGATGGCAATAGAAATCTCTTCAATTTCTTTAATTTCCATTTTTACCCTCCTTCCATTTTATAAATTCAATAACTTCATCTTGCATTTCTTCCGGAGCTAATTTAAGCAATGGATATTTTCTAAAAAATTCATGTAATTGGTTATGCAAAAATGATTCATATATTCTATTTTCTCCCACATGCGCATTAAAAATATGATCATTAAACATACCTCTTCGCTCCAATTCATCTACAATATTATTAGCATGCAATAATGGATCACTCATTAATTTTAACGCTTTCTTATTTTTAAAAATCCTATTCGATTGAATAAAAGCGGCATGCTTCACTCTTCTTGTATATGCCAAACTATTATTATAAATCCTGTCATGAAGAACTGAATAAGGTTTAAGAATATCCTTTAATTCATCTGTTAGATCGCCGCGAATAGCATAAATTTCAATAGGCAATTGATTTCTATGTATCCACCGTAAGGTTTGCATGATAGAATAGTTATCAACATTTACAACGCTCCATCTGGAAAGTTTTACATAATAGTTATCTTTTTTGACATCTTTCAAATCATATCTTTTGAATCCGGATGATTTATTATCACCGGTAGGATAAGCTAACATTTTATAAATATTATGTATTTCAGTTTTTGGTTGTGTTTTACGTGCCTCTCTTTTAGCTTCGATTGATTTAAGAGAAATTGTTGTATGTCCATAAAATCTGTCGCATCTCTCTTTAGTTAAACTCTTCACTTTTGGAGTAATATAAACAACAAATTTATTTTGATTGTTTTCAAGTAAAGTTCGAATGCGCTTTATAGGAAGATTATTAGTATCTCGGAAAACATAGATAGCATAAGGAAGCACACTTGCAAAAGAAACGTTCGTTACTTGCCTCATTCTCCCTTTTTGAAAACGATAGATATCTATACGAAGTGTTGGTATTGTTGTAGTAGAAATGTTTCCATTCCATTCTACAATAATATGTTTTCTTTTTATGAAAGGAAACCCATTTTTAATATTAAATGTTCTTCCTTTATAATTTACTTCATTTATGTGAGTTCTGTAAAAAGAATTCATTTTATTTGCTACTTCAAATCGTTCAAAAAGAGAAGGTATCTTATTTAATTCTATCTCCCTATCCTTTTTTACTTGTTCATTATACTGTTCCAGACGATTAGTTATTGAAGTTTTCGTTTTTTCGGTATACTCAAGATGTTCACGGCTGGCGGCAAAATCCAACTCTCCCATATCAAATTCCAACACAGTTCCTTTCGTCAAAAATACATATTCAGATGAAATTGAGTATTGTACATGACCCATCACCGCGTAATTATCTGAAGCATAAGAATCAGAATAAACAAAACCATATTCATTTTCATAAAGTTTATTAAAAGGAATAGATTCTATTTTGTTTCCTGTCCAGATCGGCTGTTGTGGTAATGTGCGAGCTACTTTTCTCGCAGCCATTGCAAAATCATAAAATTGATGGGATTTAATAGAAATGCGAATAGTTGTGCCTGACTTCTCATCAGTTTTCTTTTCTTCTAATAATGTAACTTGAGGACGACGGTCAGAACCTTTGAAAATTAAATACTGACGTTGAATTCCCTCATGTCGTGTTGCAGTAGTAAATTGATCATCAATCGCCAATGGGCTCTTTGATCCAACTCCGAGATATCCAGTTAGTTTATTCGTATGAAGTTTTGAAGATGCACCATAAGTAAGATATACATCTCTTACTTTTTCTTCATCCATTCCTCTTCCGAAATCTGTGATTTCAAACCAAGGCTCCAATTGAGTTGGAAGATGAATACTAGGAGGAACAATTGGATATTTCTCTGGATTTTCTTCATTGGCTTCAATTACTTCATCGATAGCATTGATAGTTAATTCCCTAACAACAGCCATGATTGGATGAGAATAAATTTTAGCACTAAGCAATTCAAACATTTCTGCAGTCGCATTAATCTGAAGCTGGTCGGATTGAATACCTACAGTATGTGTATCATATGATTGATTCGGTTTCATATTTAAGCTACCAAACTACGAATGCGAACAAGAGCTATTTGTTTATCCTTTATAATCCTTCGCGCTTCACTACCATAGAACATATTATATCGCCGACTCTTCAATGACAATCGCATTTGTTGGATATTTGATAAAATGAAAAAACGTTGGATCCTGTATTGTTCAATAGTCATCTTTCTCTCCTTTGACTTTTCTATCTCCTGTCCCGGATTATAAAGAAGTCAAATTACAAAGTCAAGAGAAATTATTATATGATGAATTTCGATTTCTTAAAATTGATTTGATTATTAATTGTTTATCATCTGTTGTCTTAGTGCTTAATTTCTCAGATTCTTTCTCTTGCACATTATTAAAAGATAAAGTGGATAATACCCATAGATTTATTGGAGGAAATTTAAATTCAGGCCATATAATCACCATATCATATTGAATTCATCTACTTCATGTCCGAGAGGAAAACGAAAATTACGACACATACGCTGAATAATCGATTTATCAATATTTTTTTCAGTCCGTTCAGCATTTCTTTTTAAGAGTTCTTCGTAACCTGTCATCATTACATTTCCGATAATATGATATCCTTTCTGTTTTGCCGGATTAATCCATTTGCGCCGTGATTTTGAAGACATACAAGTCATATCAACAATAATATTTTCACCACTACGAAGAAGTGTGGTAAATCTCTTTTGTAATGTTTTATCCACAATCTTTTGATCAATTGTTTTCCAAGCATCATTATAAGATAGTTCAGGATCAATATCATACGCAAGTGACATCATGATTTCATCTCTCGAAACTACATCATAATTATTATTGTGTTCTTTTATCCATGTTGTTTTTCCTGAACCTGGAGGTCCAATCATTAAAATTAAATGAGGAGAATTACTAACAGTGGATTCTTTATTAGCTTTATGGAAAGATTTAATATATGTTGCTTTCAATGCATCACGATTAGGTTTAGTAATACTAATCCTTCCGCACATATCACAATAATGTTGATAATATAAATAAGTAATAAAATCCGGTTTAAATAATTTTAATTGTTCTGCTAATGGATGTTTCGAAGGTTGTCCATTCTTCCATTTGAACATAAGATCATGTAACGCGATGATTTGCAATATCCATTCTTTATCTATTTGTGACAATTCAGGAAATGAGGAATTTAACACATCGATAGCCATGTAAAAACTCATTCCTTCGTGACCGTAAAAAGTGACTTTTTCTTCCTTTGTTTCCCTACAAAAAGGTTTCCCAATATCATGTAATAAAGTAGAGTAATGAACTACGTCAGGACAATCCCCTAATTGAGTAATCGCATATACCATCATCGTGTGTGTAAAAACATCTCCTTCTAAATGATAAGGATTAGGAGTATTTCCGTTATGATTTGAATTTTTCATTGCCTGAATCATTTCAGGGAAATTTTTCATGAAAACTGATAAAATGTCATATTGTTTATTAACAGCCATGTTCCAACTTTCTCCTTTTGAACTTCACATATGAATAAGTAATCATTGAAACTTTATATATTATTTCTAGTACAAAATAACAGGCAATAATATACCATATCCAATGAGGGATTGTTTCTCTTAGATATGCAGTAAATACTTGAGCCCAAACAACATCTTCATTAGTGCAACCAGTAAGTAATAATGGAATTAAAATTATTAAATACATTCTTCGAGAATCTCCAAATAATATCCTTCTTCATTTAAATAGCATTCCAATTCCGACATAAACTCATTATCTTTACTTGTAATTATTTCCGATGTTTCTTGTTTACAGGTAAGTTCTTCAATAGGTAAAGATCCATACGTCTTTAAAATAATTTCAACAATTTCTTCCATTTCTTCCTCGTTTCCTTCAACGAAATGATCAAGAAGAAGATCATCAATGCCCTCAGATGGAATCATATAACTGCCTTTTTAGCTTTTTCCAATGCAGGCTTTGCTACTTCATCATTAGGCTGTTTCTTGATATGTCGAACCAATTTTTTTACTTTGTTGATAGCCCATCGGTGTGCAGCATTATAATTTGCTTTACAGGGTCTCTTTTTGCGACCGGATTTGAATTTTCCTCGTGCCATATCTTTCTCCTTTCTATGAAGTATAATGATATTTGTTAAAATGTCAAGATAAAATTATCTTCTCGCCGCTCTCTTCACTGCCTCGGATGGCTTCATAATATCTCCAATTGCCTCTCCATCTTGATTCACTGCTGCTAGCTGGACTGCTTCGGATGGATCATGTCCAAGATTCTTTATGATGAATTCGATCGCATATCCATCCTGATTCACTGCTGCTAACTGGACTGCTTCGGATGGATCTTTGATGTATTTGATTGCATATCCATCCTGATTCACTGCTGCTAACTGGACTGCCTCGGATGGATCATGACCAAGTTTCTTTATGATGTAGGAAATTGAGAGTCCATTCCGTTTCACTGCTGCTAACTGAACTGCCTCCGATGGGTTCTTTATGTAATCGATTGCCTCTCCATCCTGCTTCACTGCTGCTAACTGGACTGCCTCAGATGGATCATGACCAAGATTCTTGATGATGTACCGGATTGCCCATCCATTCCGTTTCACTGCTGCTAACTGGACTTCTTCGGATGGATCATGTTCAACTGGTTTCATTTCTTTAAATGGTATTCATATGAATGAATTTTATAACCATACAATAATTCAGTAATTTTAATTGGCCCAGTATCTCGTTTTGTTAGATTCATCTTCTTGCCGTTCTCTTCACTGCTTCCGATGGGTTCTTTATGTGCCGGATTGCATATCCATGCTCCTTCACTGCTGCTAACTGGACTGCTTCAGATGGATCATGACCAAGTTTCTTTATGATGAATTCGATTGCATATCCATTCTGCTTCACTGCTGCTAACTGGACTGCTTCGGATGGATCATGACCAAGTTTCTTTATGATGTACCGGATTGCCCATCCATTCTGCTTCACTGCTGCTAACTGGACTGCCTCGGATGGATCATGACCAAGATTCTTGATGATGTACCGGATTGCATATCCATGCTCCTTCACTGCTGCTAACTGGACTACCTCAGATGGATCATGACCAAGTTTCTTTATGATGAATTCGATTGCAAGTCCATACTGCTTCACTGCTGCTAACTGGACTGCTTCCGATGGATTATCGATGTATTGGATTGCCCGACCATCCTGTTTCACTGCCAACAAAGCTATGTCTTCTGGGATCTCAACTAGTTTCATTTCTTTAAATGGTATTCATATTTAGATGAACGAATTTTATAACCATACAATAATTCAGTAATTTTAATTGGCCCAGTATCTGAAGCTAGATCATGATAAATATCTTCAACTTTCATTTCTTTTTCCTTTCCGGTATCCCTATCCTTTGCAATTACTGTTACATCCATATTTGCATCTAGTAATGCATATCTTGTATCTTTTATTTTCATTGCAGTCTCCTATTACTTGTATTTATTCACATAATTTAATCCAAATCAATTATGTTTGTCCTAGTATATATTTCGAATAAAAACCTGTTACAACCGATTGTACGGCCATCTAGACTATGTTTTAACGAAAGACTTTCCCGAATATATGACGTTCATCTAAAATTTTAAATTTCCATCCTTTAGAATTACAAAAAGCTGTGGCAGCTTCCCATTTAGCACAATTGATTGCATATGTTTCAGTCATCTTTCTTTTTGTTGTATCAGAAGAACGTGGTCCAAAAGAAGGAGGCTTTGTCTGCGAAAAAGGTTTTATTTCAATCATTTCTGAAAGAATTTCTCCATTTTTTCCTTTTGCTTCAATGAAAACATCTGGAAAATAACGATGCTTCTTCTGATCAACTGGTGAAATATAAGGAACAATTATACTTTCACTAGACCAATAAATTATATTTGGATTTTTATCAATAGCTTGAAATACTGCAATTTCATAGGATGAACGAGCTATGATGGGAAGTGTCCCACGATATTTTTCGGGATGTATTGGAACAAATGGTCTAGGATCAGGATACTTCTTGTACTTCATAATCCGTTTGTTAAAATTCTTGCTCCGATACCCCCTATCACTTCCAATGCTTTTTCTCCTACGGTGGAAGAACCAAAAATTAATGATTGAAATGAAAGAGTCAATGTAATTAAATTAGCTTCTGAATTTGAAAAATCAAATTCACCAAAATCAATTGCTTCTATAGTACAATATTTTAATTTCATATGACGAACACCAGCATTGGATAATGCACCCTGAAGGGAAGAAATCCCTTGTCCTTGTAGGGATTGACCAATTGCATCAAATCCTCCTGCAATTAATGAAGTAACAGGGCTAGCTGAACTATGTATTACGACTTCTTCAATCACAGAACGATCAAAATCTGCTATATTAATCGATCTACCAAGTAATTCGTTACTTGATGAAGTTAATTTTGATGATATTAAAGCTTGAAAATCTTGTTGAACATGACTAGCTAGATCATCATATATTACGATTGTTATAGGATCAAAATGAATAGCATTTAATTGACGGCGAATTGTATTATAATACCGAATGTGCCTATAGTCCATGTGGATTTTAGGACGAGTAATGGATTTTACATTTGCTTCAATCCCATGTCCAATACTGCCAGGAACATTTATTGAAATTCCAAAATTATATTTTTTTCTTGGTTCTGAAACGGCACCTGCAAAGGATCCTATTGCTCCTCCTATTGCTCCAGTGCCTTGAAGTATTTTGGTGCGAGTCCCAACAGAAGCATTGATTTCTTGAATTGCTCTGCTGGGTTGTTGTGCTACAGAATCAAATGCCGATGATATTGCGTCTTCTAATATATTTGCCATTCATTATTATGTTCTTACAGGTAGATCATAGCGTAATGTTACAGAACTGCTAATGTTGATGTATCAAATTGTGTGGATCTTTGAGCATATAAGGCATCTGCTAATGAATTATCTAAACTATCATCAAATTGAATGGTAACATCATCAAAATGGGGTTTACCAGCAAAATATGTTATACTTTCACCACGATGAACTTGAATTTCATCAAATGTTTCATTTGGTCGTGAGACATTAACAACGTTCGCCGTTACATTTCCATCAAGTAAACCGCCTGAAAACGATACTTTAAATCTATTATGATGTTTAGGTTCTACCTTCACAGCACCTACATTTAAACTTACTGGGCTTGCGCCAAATCCTGTACTATAACCTGCCATTTTATTCTCCTATTAATATTTTCTTTACTGTAATTGTCCAGAACGATGTACAACAATTGGAACGTAGATAAATTCCGCATCTCCTGTTGGCACAATATGTAATTCTAACCACAATTCGTTGCGATCACGACGAGCAGGTGTATTAGTTGTAGCATCACAAACAACTTTAAAAGCTTCTAATCCACGACGCGCCTGATAGTCTGCTAAAAATGCTCTAACTCCGCCCGCAATTTCATTCCATGTTTCTGCATCATTTGGTCGGAATCGGAAAGATTGTACATATCTATTAATCGATTTCTGTAATGATGTTACCAACCTTGCAACATGAACACGATCCATTTTTGAAGGCAGGAAAGTAGCGGTCAGTTGACCATTGATATATAACACTCTCAAAGCTGGATCAAATGTAATTACATTAATTCCACCGGGAAATAAAATATCTTGTGATCCAGAATCAATTTGTGCGCCTGTTTCAATTCCTTCTGGCCCTCTAACTACCCCTCGTTCTAATCCAGCAGGAGCCGTCCAAATTTCACCAACACGATCATTATAATGATAAACTGCTGCTACATAACCTGATGGAGGCAATTCAATAGGTTGACGCAATGTTGGATCTGATTCCTTTAACCATGGATAATATGGATCAGCGGAAAATTGTTCATCATCAGGTGTTCCGATTGTTGCTCTCTCTGTAATAGCTGCGGCAGCATTTAATCCTTTTGATATTTCAGGAATTACAATACAATCACCACGTTTGCGTGCAAGAGCAACCAAATCATTCCAAACTGCTCTCGTTTCAACTGTTCCGGAATTGCAATAACCAGGTGCTATTAATATGGCAGTTGGATATAAATTTTCATCATTGAATGTCCCGGCGTTAATGGATAATGAAATCCATCCTGCTACAATTGCATCTGTAATATAAGGATTTGTTGCTTCATTAATATTATCTGCTCCGAGGGAACTATTAGCACTAGATGTCAGATATTGTTTCGGTAAACCAGGTGCTGCCCACAAGCCGCTTCCGGTTCCAATCGTAAAATCAAAATAATCAGATTTCACAGCAGCAATTTGAGAGATATCAATATTACTAAAAGACTCCAATACAGTAATACCATCTAGAGAAACCGTAAAAGATGCTTTTGTAATAGGTGTAATAGCCTTCCAAGTAATTCCTCCATCAATAACAGTTCCATTTGCAACAGTTGGCCATGTTGGTTCTGCGGATGCGGAAGTTCCTGTTGTAATTGCCTGCATTGTTAAACCATTTGCAACGGTAGGTGTAACTGTATTTCCTTTTGTATATGATGTTGTAGCTGTCCAATCCCCTTTAGACGCATTATACTGCGTTGAAAACGCTGTTAAATTAATATCGGCTGTATTAATCCATTCACCTTCTGATTTGGCAGTTGCAACAAAAATTTGTTTAGCTGTTCCAGCAGTAACATCTTCAACCGAAATGATACCTTTTGTTGGTACAACAATACCCCCATTTACTGATGTTGCTTCTACTCGAACAACCCAAAGCTGATTCGTTTCAGTTAAAACCTGTTTGGCTGCATATAGACCATATGTATGTTTTGCGTAATCCGGTAAACCAAAAACTGTATCTAATTCATTTCCATTTGTAATTGAAACGGGTACGTTGACTGGACCACGAGAAGCTGTAGTAAAAATTGTTGTAGACTGCCCGGAAGCAGCAGGTACATATTGTGATTTATTCACCACAAATGAAATTGATGATGGATGTTGTAATTGTGGCATATTCTTCTCCTAATTTAATCTCTTACTTGTATTTATATAAAAATAATTTCGTTGAATTAATATTTCGTATCTATATCTTTTAAGATATCCATTATCTTATAAAAAGTATCAGGAGAAATATTCATATATTTTGTTTTCGTACCTTCATCTGTACTTAAAAGAAGCCGGTAAAATTTTGATTTTCCAAGGCGCTTCAATTCCGATGTATAATAATTACTCCCTTCAATAATAAAATTTTTCTTTTCAGCTTCTTTTTCTTGCATTGCTATCACTTGGTGAATCATTTCAATTGAGCTTTTCATTTTATTCATACTCTTTTGCGACGGCAGTTAAATATTTCGCTGCTCCACGAACGGCATTTGGAATAGAATCATAAATTACATCATCTGTTCCTGTTATTGAGTTTTCATCGCTGGAAAATTCAAAAGAATATTCTTCTTTATTAGTACTAACTAAATCAATTTTACAATTAAATGACATCTCTGTTCCTTCAGTCAACTGATTCATCTTCTCTACCGCTTCTATCATATCTCTAAAGCTGCTCATTTTAATTCTCCTATTTCAAATCATATCTAACAAGACGTTGATCCGTACCTATATCAATGGTGTTCTCATCACTCACACTTTCCAATTCAAGATTGTTCATTGATGTATAATCTTTATCGCCAATATTGATTACAAGTGCGCTGTTGAACCATGGTACTATCGTTTCTAAAAGCGTGAACGCCTGCCCATAATCATATGCCCATATCCCAAGTTCCAATTCTAAAGATACAGGAGTAGGAGTATAAATTGTTTGATGCTGGTTTAAATTTGGATCAATAGCAAAACGGTGTTGATAATTATATTTTGAACGATTATAATCAGGAGTCAATCCAGCAAGACGACCAGAAAGAATAGGTAAAGAAATTGCTCGTTTTTGTTCTCCTGGAGAAACTTCTCCGCGAATGAAGGCGACTACTCGATCTGGATTACCCCAAACAATTGGAACTGTTATATCCACATCATCTTTATTCTTAATTATCAGACCATTAAACACATCTAAAAATTGAGTGATATATCGTCTTATTTGCTTTCCTGTATCAATCACAGATGATTCTACTGAAATATTAAAATTTGTTATTGATTGTTCATTTAAGGAATTTGTTACTGTTAAAATTACAGTAAGTAATGGGCTTATTGCAGCATATTTATGCCAGCCATATTTATCCGTTCCCGATTGTGTTGACCCATCTCCAAAATCCCATGAATAATCTGTGATTCCATTTGGATCATCAGTTGTACTTCCCGTAGCATCAAATTCTGATGTTATATCTGTGAAAAATCTGGTTCTTGTCGTATCAATTACTGCTTGAATTGCCATTTTAATTATTTATCAAAATATGATAAAGGGATTTTTCTAATATCTTTATCAGTAAAACCGTTTCGGTTGTAGGCATCTGCTAATGCATTAGCTACTTCTGAATTTGTTGTACCAACATTTATCCGTTTGTTATCTATATAACCCCAAATCTTAGCAATATTATTACCCCTTTCCTCTACATTAAAATGATCAAATGCTTTGGTTTTATCATTCGATAAATCATCAACTGCTACAAGTTGTGTTTTTGGATTATATCTAGGAACTTTAATATCAGAATTTTTTCGATAAGGACTTTTTCTTGAAAAATTAGCATGAATAACCTTGCCTTCATAAAAATCTTTAAATTTCATCTTGTAGCTCCATTTATTAATTAGAATAAACTTGTGAACGTATAAATTTCAATTCTTTAATAATAGCATCGAATGCTTTAATATCGACATCATTGCCAATCTCGAGAGAAAGATATAACGTGTTCAAATTATTTTTAACAGAATAGAGATTATTACCAATTACAGAATGAGCTAATCTATAATATTTTTTATCATCCTCCATCTTCTCTACCGCTTCTATCATATCTCTAAAGCTGCTCATCCTATTCTCCTTGATTCCTACTAAATTTTTAAATACCGCTGTTATTACCGCATAATTTCTACTTTTAGCAATATGTTTCGCTTTGGCCCACTTCTTTTCTAAAGTTTTAATAGAGCCATATCCCTTCTTATGTAAAGTATTTATATAAGCTATAGGCATTTTATTTTCTCCATTCTTTAATCTTACCAGATGAGTCCGTAGTATATGATTCAGCATATTGTTCCCAATCTTTTTTGTTTGAGGCATACTTTAACTTTAGTAACTCTTCTAAATAATTTATCACTTTATTAAAATTCATATATCCTAATTGAACAGCAGCTTCTCTTGCTATGTCTTCTGGAATCTCAACTGGTTTCATATCAGTTCACTTGATCCAGGTAGTCAATTCCTGAATTTGGAGCAATTACAGTAGAATCATCTTCAACCTGGGTATTAGACAAAATTTCTGAACCATAAGACAAATCTGCAACAGGAATAGGTGCAACATCCTGAGAAGTCATTGCGGGTTTACATTCAACTTTCCAAAGATAACTAGCATATAATTCATAATCACTTCTAGCAACATCCGTCACTTCATAAAATCTACTCTCAATTGAAGAAGGCAATTGAATCAAATCACCTGGTGCTAATTTTCTAGATAAATCTCTTTCCATAGCAAATAAAGGAAAATGGAGATTCATTGTATCTTGACTAACTAATCCAAATTTTTCAAGAAAATTATTTCGTTCCAGAGCATCAGGTAAACACCAAATTGTCCTAGCAGCTAAATAATTTCGTTTTCTCATCTCGGCAAAAATTGGATCTGCTTGATTTGGATCTTCTGTGGGAGCCCCAACAGAATATTCATCTGGAGTATTGCCGCCTATTGAGTTATCGACAGTTCGATTTGATAGCATGTGCACGGTAATTTGAAATCCGGAAATTTGAATGAATTCTTCAATGACACCGTGAATATAACTTACATCAGCTTGATTACTTGGATCGTAAGTTCTGAGTAGAGTCATTCGTAAATCCAATCCCTAACTTCTTTATAACGAATATTTAAAGCATTCATAAGCAATTCAATTTCCCTCAAACATGCACATTTAGATCCTCCACCAATTCTTGCCCCTGACAATGATTTTAATTCTGATATTGATACGTCTGGTAAATAAAGGAGAAGATCTTCTACATTAATATCATTATTAACTAAATAATTTATGAACTTTTTATCTGTAATATCTCTAGCATCTGATAATTTATTCAAGAGCAAATATCGAATAGTTTTAATTATAATAGATTCATCAACCTTAGTATCCATCCAGTCTCTCAAAAAACCATATCCTTTGTCACGAAATGATAATCTATGAACTATATCTTCATTCAATCCATATTCAACATAATGATTAATAACATCTTGTTTTGAATCTAAGCCAAGATCCTCCCCATTGAAAAATATTAATGCTTTCCCAAAATTATTCTTATTCAATTCATTTATAGCAGAAGTGAAGGCATCTTTATATCCATAAGAAGTACTATATGCCGGTTGAAAATCAACTAGTATAATATCTCTTCTGCTTTCTATGAGATATTCTTTAAAGTTCATCTTTTAGCCGCCCTCTTCACTGCTTCCGATGGGTTCTTTATGTATTCGATTGCAAGTCCATACTGCTTCACTGCTGCTAACTGGACTACCTCAGATGGATCATGACCAAGATTCTTGATGATGTAATCGATTGCAAGTACATACTGCTTCACTGCTACTAACTGGACTGCTTCAGATGGATCTTTGATGTAATCGATTGCAAGTCCATACTGCTTCACTGCTGCTAACTGGACTGCCTCGGATGGATCATGACCAAGTTTCTTTATGATGTAGGAAATTGCCGATCCATCCTGCTTCACTACTGCTAGCTGGACTGCCTCGGATGGATTCTTGATGTAATAGATTGCATCTTCCTGCCCCTTCACTGCTGCTAACTGGACTGCCTCGGAGGGATCTTTGATGTAATCGATTGCATATCCATACTGTTTTACTGCCAACAATGCAATATCTTCTGGAATCTCAACCTTATGCATTAGCTCGGTATTTCACATAAGCAACCGCGGATTTTCCATCTTTTGTATATCGAAGTAATTGTTCAAATGTCTTATAATCCTCAGATTTATCAGAAATCATCTGTTTAATAGAAGCAACTGCTTCTTTCCATTTACTGCGAGTTTCTTTGACTGATTTATCCACTTCTTCATTTTTGAATGCCAAATCAACAATTTTTTGTGCATCCAGTCCTGTTTGAGATTTAAATTGATTTTTAGTAATTGAAGAATCATTTTGTGTAAACATTTCAATCTTATCTATATCTTTATGTGCTGCAATAGCCCACAATTTACCAGTTTCTTTTTCAAGACAATAAATTAAAGTAACTTCTTTATCATAAAAATATTGCTCAAAATAGGATTGATTCGGTTTTGCTGTACACCAATCTGTTTTACGTCCATGAAAACAAGAAGCATGTTTATCAAGAGGTATCACAATCAACCATCTATCATCTTCCCTCAAGTTAATTGCTTTACCGGCAACCATTTTTCTCTTGATTTTTGTTTTGGATGGTTGATCTTTTAAATCTTTTACAAAAGCATCAAACTTATTCCAGCCTTGTTTTCTCCAATAATCAATATTACGTTCTTGCCCTTTTACCTGATTTCGTTTTACAAGATCTTTATAAATCTCTACAGTTTTCCTTACATCCTGAATCTCTGCATCAGTTGAGAAATCGGTAATAGCTTCCTTGTATCCCTCGAATAGATATTTTTCTAGTAATTGATAACAATCTTTAAATTTCATTTTTTTTTCTCCTATTTATTTGTATTTATTTGTATTTATAAATTTCATCTTCCAGCCGCTCTCTTCACTTTTTCAGATGGGTTCTTTATGTATTCGATTGCAAGTCCATTCCGTTTCACTGCTGCTAACTGGACTGCTTCGGATGGATCTTTGATGTAATCGATTGCATATTTATTCCGTTTCACTACTGCTAACTGGACTGCCACGGATGGATTTTTGATGTAATTGATTGCATATCCATACTGTTTTACTGCTGCTAACTGGACTACCTCAGATGGATTAACGATGTACCGGATTACATTTCCCCATTTATTCACTGCTGCTAACTGGACTGCCTCGGATGGATTTTTGATGTATTCGATTGCATATCCATACTGTTTTACTGCCAACAATGCAATGTCTTCTGGAATTTCAACTGGTTTCATATTAACCAACAATAAATGCTATAGGGCGCATGTGTTGTGTCATCAAATTATCTTTCAATTTATCGATTTCTATCTGAGCTTCAGATTTCAATGCAGCACCATTCAATTGCGGGCCATTTGGACCTGCTAATTGAGCATATTTTTCTCTTGTTTCCCCTAATATTAATTTGCTGCGTGCAAGAACATATTGCCGAATCCAGATTGTAGACAATAACTGATTTTCATCAATATATTGTCTGACTTCCAATCCAATCTTTTCTGTTACACGAGGAGGTGGAGTAAATTCAATCTGTAAAATTCCAGTGACATCTCTCCATGTAGAAAAAGCCCGTATTGTTTCAAACATTCTCTGTACATCACTTAAATATTCCGTTCCAATTTCAACGAGTGAATATCCCTCATTTGCAGGACCAAAAATATTTAAATATGGATCAATAATATTAGTTGTCAATGCGCGGGAAAATGAAACTGTAGCGGCTTTCGTAACTTCTTGAATATTAGAAGGTAGAGCATACTGAGATGTATTTTTTACCCCATCAAAAACATAAATTCCAAAATGCGTACCATCACCCGACCATTCCTGGTATAATATCATAGCATCATCAATGGCATCATTGATTTGAGAATCATCTAACTCAACCTTCAGGGTAGGTTCGCCAAGATTTCGGCGAACATACCCAATTAGGTTAGTTCTTGTTGTTGATGCTGGAAAAGCCATTTAATTATGAACTTTTCTTTGGACGACCAGGTCCTTTGTGTTCAACAACAGGTTCGACAACTTTTGCTGGTGTTAAATCCTTAACATATCCAACTTTAACATATCCACTAAGATCGGTATTTGTTTCAAATTCAACACCTGGAATTAATGTCACTCCACCGACTGGTAACAATGTGACTTTCTTTACTAATGCTTTGTATTTATATTTCATAACAACTCCTGTTATTTTTGAATTGTCCCTTTCTTATGAAAGAGCAGACAATCTTATTGATTGCCTTCTATTGTATTTATATAAAATAATTCTTGACTTTTTATTTCAATTCATTATACTTTTAGCCAATAAAGGAGAGAAAAATGAATTATAAAATTGCTCGAAGGATATTTGTATTTTATTTAATTGTTGCTGTCATTTCTATTCCCGGATGGATTATGAATATTTTAGATATTATTCATGTAGGCTTTGACCCATTAACAGGATTGATGGCAATGCGTGTTGTGGGAGTATTTGTATTTCCTATTGGTGCTATATTGGGATTGTTTTGGTGAAAAATTTCCTAAGTCAAATTGTAAATTTCGCGTATAAAAGAAAAGGCCGCTATTTCTAGCGGCCTTTTCAGATTTGTATGGTAACGTAATGTTACCAGAAGTACATTTAGATGTCAAGTTGCCCAGTTGTAGAAGCTGCAGTATTGACAAAGGTCAATTCCCGATAATAACTACCACCAGATAAAATCTGACTTGGCTTAACAACGCCATATCGAGTCATAACGCCAACACGCGGTGTCATATCAGTTGGGTTAAGAATGGTTTCACTGATTGACAGAGGAACGTAAGGAGCATATACTTGTCCAGCATCCAATACGCTTGCGCCCTTGAAACCAAGCAGAATGTTGTCATTAACAGCCATTGGGTTCTGATAAACCTTCAAACGACCATCCAATGTACCAACAAATGTTACACCACCATCTGCGAACTGATTCAAATTGCCAGACACCTGGTTGAAGCTGAAATTGCTAATAGAAGCCAAAGCAGCTACAGTGCGAGGAGAAGTAACCATCCAGTTAGCAGCACCACGACGAGTATTCTGAGCAATCTGCTGTGAAGCGAATACGATCTGTTGATAAATGGCACGATATTTTTCAGCCTGCCATGTGTTGTTGTTGGCAATACCACCACCAGCACCATCATCAAGTTCTACGACAACAGCCGCAGCCGCAGCACGAGAGTTATTGATCAATTCAATATCAATTTCACGTTTGATTTCTGTAGCTAGAGCAGATACTAATTCTTCCTGTAAATCAATACCATGAAGATTGTTAGCATCTTGTGCAGCTTCAAAAGTCCAACGAGCGCGTAACTTACGAGTCTGTGCAGTTACTGTAGCAGTTCCGATCTTAGCTTCGATTTCTGAAACAGCTCCGCCATCTGAATAGAACTTCTCTTGTTCAAATGCTGCTGTTACTGCAACACCGGCTTCTTGAAGCAAATTCAAGTAACCAATTTCTGTTCCGGCTGGTAGCTGCAAATAATGGTCTCCAGCTAAAGAACCCGCTGTAAAGGTACCCAGATTACCGAAGTTATCAATATCTGTACCGGCACCTGCAACGAATGTACCAGATGTTCCTGTTACGGCAGTTAATGATCCTGTGATTCCGGCGTTAGCAGAAAGAGCAGCCTTCGAATCGAAATCAGCCTTAGCAGTTACAACTGCAGCCTGTGAACCCATATCAACAGCAACTGCATTTGACATTGCCATCTGTAGGCTGAACACCTGAGTTGTTGGACCCAACATTGGCTGAACACCAAATAGATCAGTAGCGATCAGATTTGGAATTACACGCCGTGCAATTGGAATCAACAGTTTATTGTATGTGGAAACAGCAGCAGTAGTTGTATTTTCGTTCAAACGATTTACTTCCTTCTGCTGATTTTCCAGTAGAGTAGCAGTCATAACCTGCTTACGAGCGTCAACGCCCTCTAGCAGACCAGCTTCACCCCACTTTTCAGTGATCTGCTGCATATGCTTAGCATGATCCTGATATTTTGTTAATGCATCCATCTTATTTTCTCCTTGTTTTTATTTTTAGTGTACTTAATACACTTTATGTTGATTTACACCTGATAATTGTCGAATTCGAATTGTTTCCGCATCTGCATCAACTTCTTCCGTGTGGGATTCTACGATCACCTCATTTGATGTACCGTGTCTCACGTTATCGCCATCATCACTTTCCGTAATGAGTTCAGGTGTAATATCCTTGACTCGTTTGTCGAAGTCCTCAAGTGCAACACCTTCTACAAGTTTGCGACCGATTGATTTTTTATCCTGTGGTAACATGCGGACAAAATCTTCGATCTTAGACTCAAGCTGTGTTGACTCTTCCTTCCTGTTTGATTCAACCAGTCGTGCAAACAACTGCTTGACTCGTGCTTCTTTCTTTTGCAGCGATTCTTGCAAACCCTTGATGACATTTTCTGCCTCTGAAGGCACATCCTGTTCACCCAGCATTAAACTTTTGACTGATTCATAAAATGCTAATTCAGCAGCATGGTCATGATCAATCTTAGATTCATTTAACTTATCAAATTCCAATTCAAGAAAAATTGAAATATTCTCAATCAAATTGGTACGTTCCTTGAGGAACTTTTCCTTGTATTCATTTCGAATTGATTCTGATAAAGCTCCTTCCATTTCCTTATCCAGGAAAGTGTCAATTGCCTCAACGAGCTTTTCGCGCTCGGACTCAAAATTTTCCTTGAAAGACTCTTCTAATTCAGCCTTCTTAACGGAGACAATATTTTCAACCTTCTCATTAACCTGAGTTTCAATTGCCTCGTTTAATTTTTCTGTTACTTCGTTACGAGTATCTTCAGTTAAAACTTCAGATTCTACGAGTTTAGCTAAGATTTCCTTCATTTTTTATCTCCTGTTACTTGTATTTATATAGAACTAAAATTTATTTCTTTTTATTAATATTCTGCATCTATTTCATATGAGAATTGCGGACCTACCATCACGTTAATAAATCCTTGTTTTTCAAAAGCAGGGATTATATATTTTTTATGTAAAACAATCTTTCCATGAGGAATTAACTTTATATTAACATGAAAATCATCTTCATATATTGTAATTTTATATTCTGTATCATCTTGATGATTTCCAACAAATGAACCACTAATCTTTCCTTCTGGGCCAACCCCTACATGTGAATTTTTAAGAGCTGCGAACACTTTTGATTTGATCTCAGCGTTTTCTTTTGCCCGCATTTCATCCTGTAATTTCTTTCCTCCACGAATGATTGATTTCTTCAATCGATTACCTGATTTATTAGACGTTCGTTTATCTCGATTTCCAGCAGAAAGAGACTTCTCCATCTCCTCAACCATCTGCATTTCTTCTAATAATTTCATTTAAAAATTCCTGTGATTCCTTTGATAATCATCTCACGCAGCATTGCTTGATTTTCTTTTGTATGAATAGATTGAATAAATGATTCATGTGCATCCTCAACAGATTCTGTAACTGCTTTTGGATATGCACCATAAGCTGACGGACTTCCAACTAAATCCAAAGTAACAAACTCGAAATTTGTAACTTCATCAATTTGTCCAGTCTTACGTGTATCTCCGCCACCTCTGGAACTCGCTCCAATTTCAGCACCGCCCTCTACCAAACCTTTTACAATGTTTCCGCACGGAGTGTTCAGAATCTTCATTGTTCCAATTACATCATTTCCTTCCATTTCCAATGATTCAAGTAGATGGGAAACACGGTCCAAATTAATTGTAAGGGACGAAGGATGCTCTAATTCGCCCATGCAAGGTGTTCCTTTTTCACAAAACTTACGAACCGTTTCTTGCATCAACGCTTTGGGATAAACTCTACCATTACGATTGGTGGCTTCGGCTTGCATCACAACACCACGCAAACGAAGGAATCCATCTTTAGTGGATTCAACAATCGGTTCCTTAATAATTGTTGTGGATTCAAGTAACATCATAATTATTTCTTGCCCATCTTGTAGTATTCTGCTTTAGACATACATTTCTTATCTTTTTTCTTCATATCCATTTCATAATCATTGTAATTGTCATAATCAGATATATCCATTTCTTTCAATGATTCCTTCTTCATATCCTTATCATTTTCGTCATCAGAAGAGGCAGGCATCATATAATCCTTATCTATTCCGCTCATTTCTCCATCATCTTCAGCATCATCTTCAGAATCATCATCGGAATCATCATCGGAATCTTTATCTTCCTTATCTGTTTGATGAAGTTTCTTGTAATCATTTAACGCTTCAAGAGCAGATTCAAAATCACCTTTGATAATATTATCTACAATAGCAGTTGCAGATGCTTCTTTGTTGTCATACTTGGTTTTCATTTTTTCATCATCCATTTCTAGACGATCTTCCTTTTCCTCATCTGCTTCATTGATGGATTCATTCAGATGATAAGTACGGTGATATGCCGGAAGATCGGAAACAACTGTTCCATTACTTAGAATATCTGTAACAACAATTCCTTGTCGTTTTGCTGCTTCCTGAATCTTCTTGATTTGTTCAATGATCTGCATTTTTAACTCCTATTACTTGTATTTATAAAATTTTATTTCTGTTTTATTTTTTCAAACGACTACCAAATTCAGGAGTTGTCTTAAATCCTGCTTTATCTAATTCTTTTGCAGTTTCTTTATCAACCATATACCACAAATCTCCAACTTTTATAAATGGAATATGTTGTGGAAAACCAGATTTAAATATATCTTCTTTATTGCCTACGTATCGTACTTTATCTTTTTCATTAAAATTTCCAGTTCCGGATGATTCATTCATTTTTTCTTCTGGAGCATGTTTGACAAGATATTCTTTGAGCCATTTAATTGCTTCATTAAATTTCTTTGCTCTTGAGCCTGTACGAGTAGGATCAGACCTTCTAATTTCAAAATCTCTTGATGTTGCATTTCTCAAAATATTAATATATTTATCACCTTCGGAACCTACTTCACGATCTAATTTATGAAGTAATTTTGCATAAAAAGGATCTAATTTATCCGCGTATCCTGATTCGTAAGCATTTTGAAAGCCATTATTATTTGCCTCATATTCAAAACGACCTACAGCTCTAACAGCCTCACCGAAACTTGTATCAGCGTTTCCTTGTTTAGGAACATATTTATCCCAAAGTTTATCAAAATCAGAATCAACCGATTCATTCATTCTTTTATTAAATTGTATAGACTTAGGAGTTCTCGAAAGAATCACCGTCCTCAAAATTTCTTTTGATGCATCGGTATTTTCTAAAATGAAGCTATCTATTAATTTTTGTAAACTCATTGTTCAGAACCTCCAGCCGTATTATTTGTATTTATAGAATTATCTTCATGGTCAACAGTAGGTTCATTTTCTTCAGCATCAGAATCTTTTTGCTCTTCTCCGTGATCCAATTCATCTGAATCTTCTTCAGGTTCATTTTCCTTTTGAATTTTTAATAAATCCTTATTTCGTTGAATTTCTTCCGGAGTTAAACCGAGATATTTCTCTTGTAAAAATTCCATAGCTAATTCTTCATTTCCGGCTAGTTGAGAATAATTGGAAATATTTGAAAGCTTCAGTTCATTTTCCTGGTATTCTTTATATGAAGAAGGAGGAAACATCTCCAAAGTAAAACGCAATTTTGTTTCAACTCCATTTCGTTTTAAATATTTACGAAAATATCGTTCAAATTGTTCTACAAAAGAACGTTGTAAAGTTTCAACATAATTAGCAAAACGAATTTCATTAATATAAGCAATGCCAACTCGACCATCATTATATTGAGCATTTTCAGTTGCACTTACATAAGAAGGGGGAATTTTTAAACCAAGTATAATTTGATCACGAAAATATAAAACATCTGTATGATCAGGAATAGACAACCCCGGCATTGTTTCAACTTGGGTTTCAGCTCCTCCGGGACGACGAGGAATATATAAATCTTCCTGCATTGATAACGGATTGTATTCATTATTTACATCGCCGGTCTGAGGATCGAAGAAATTCTTTCGTATAAATTTAGTTCGAATATCATTCAAATATTTTTCTGCTTTTTGCGGAGGTAGTTCACCCACATCAACATAAAAAATACGTCTATCTGGTGACCGGGTGATACGATAAATCAACATAGAATCTTCAAGC